GGTCTGCCGCCTATCGCCAGTTCGCCATAACCCAGGAGCCTATCGACGTGTGGCTTGCACGAACCACGCCAAGCAGCAAGAGGCATCCGCGCATGTTGGACGAGTGGATAGCCCTGGACTATGACGTGCGGGTGATAGACCCCGGCTTCAGCGTGGAGTGGGAGCGGGCCGGGACGGAGCAGGCCAAGCGGTTGGTGCGCCAATGGTACGGCTTGCACATCTCACAGGCGTTGGTGGACGCACGACAGCGGGAACGCCGCGCCATGCTCGTACGCTTGGGGCTTCGCAGTGATCGCGTCACAGTCGCGTCAAGGCCGGAGTGGTGAGCCTGTTTTTTAAGCCATCGGCCTTGACCAAGACCCCGCGCCCACTTTTTCACTCTCTCGAACCGGATAAAAAAAAACGTGAAAACGGCGGAACACCAATGAAAACCAGCTATTAAGGAGGTTGGAAAATGCAAATGACCTTGGACGGTTTCAATGATTATTATGGTCCCAACGAGGGCTTGCAGGAACGCGCCACCAAGGAGCTTATCGAGAGTTTCGTGGGCGATAGGCAGCTTGACCCTAACGCCAAGTACGTGTGCAAGACCATGATCAACATTGCCCGCAATTTCGACGCGCTGAACGTCAAAGGACGCGACACGAGCCGTGTCATGGCCCAACTCTTGGCGTGGTACCAGGAATTGAAAACCGAGTTCCAGGCAACGCAGGAAATCGACCCCGCTCTTGCCGGTCTGCTGGAAGAGGCACGGGCATGACGCCATTGCGCGGCGGCACCCAGCGAAACCCGGACCGCCGCACCGACGGGCCTATAGTCGCCAAGTTCGCCCGGTTGCTTGGCACGCCTCTTCTGCCATGGCAACGGTTGGTAGCCGACGTGGCGGGTGAAATAGACCCGGACACAGGCACTTACTACTATGACACGGTCATATTGAGCACGCCGCGACAATGTGGAAAAAGTACGCTTGTGGACGCGGTGGACACGCGCAACTCGCAGTGGGGACCAGATCGTTTCATCTATTATCTGGCGCAGACGGGCAAGGACGCGGGCGACCACTTCAAGAAATACCTGAAAACGCTCGGCAGCTCGCCGCTTGCCGCAATAACCACACGGCCGTATCTCGGCGCGGGCGACTTGCGCCAGCCGTTCGCCAATGGCAGCGTGATAATGCCGAAGAGCGTGACCAAGGTTGCGGGGCACGGCGTCCAAGGCGACAAAATCACGTTGGACGAGGCGTTTTCGTTGTCCGAGGAAACCGGCAACACCATTTTGGACGGCTTCATGCCGACCATGGCGACAAGGTTCAAGGCCACCGGCGTGCAACCGCAACTATGGATTACCAGTACAGAGGGCACGGCGGAATCGACGTTTTTCAACCGCCGCCTTGACGCTTGCAGGGCTGGCGAACAATCGCGCCGAACGTGTTGGTTCGACTTCGGTTTGCCGGCCGACGAAGATCCAGAGAATCTGGACAGCATCATGCGCTATCACCCAGCTGCCGGACTCTTGTGGGACAAGACGCAGTTGGCCGACTTCCGAGAACAGTTCCAGGGCAACCCGGCAGGTTGGGCGCGCGCGTTCGGCAACCGCAGGGACGAGGGCATAACGGACCGGGCGATAGACGAGGCGTTGTGGGCGGCTACGGTAACGGCACCGGTGACGCCCGGCGACTTGGACGGCCGGCCGGTGGTGTTCGGCGTCGCGGTGGACGTGGACGGCACCCATACCAGCGTTTCGGCTGGCATCGCCAACAATGACGGCACAATTACGGTGCAACTGTTGAGAATCTTGGACGGCACCGGGTACGCGCCCACCGAACTCAACCGGTTGTGTGAGAAATATGACGCGCCGGTGGTGATCGACGCGCGCGGCACCGCCGCCGATTTGTCCGACAGGTTGCACCATATGGCAGACGACGCTGGCGACCCGTTGTTGCGGTTCGTGGACATGGACGCCGCCGACTACCTGACCATCGGCCAGAGTTTCGTCGCCGGTCTGGCGAATAAGGCGGTTACTCACGCCGCCGACGCTGAGTTGGACGCCAGCGCCGCGAACTCGGCGCGCAAATGGGCCGGCGACGCATGGCGGGTGAGCCGCCGTGGCAGCACCGGCCTTACATCACCGTTGGAAAGCTGCATGTTGGCGGCTTGGGGAGCCGCCCACAGGCCCGAGGAAACGGGGCCGCTGCAAATCTACTAGCCGGTGGCGTTCGGCGTTGCATGGCGGCACTATGCGGCGTTGGGCGGCGGGCTTGTGGCGGGTTTGGCGCTTGGCGGTGATACTTGGCCGCATGAGCATTTGGGAGCGTGTGAGAATGGCGGGCCGCGTGCTGACGCGCGGCACCGACGCGGACATGCCGGACGGCATCAAGCCGCCCGCACGATTGGGGAACTGCGACCCGTTGAGCCTCTCAACCGTGTTCCGTGGCGTGCAGGTGCTGCAAACCGCTATCACGGGTTTGCCTATCCATGAAATCAGGGGTGGCGTGAAGCTCGATACGGTTTCGTCCATCGTGCTTCAGCCGGACGTGAACCGTAGCCGCCGTGACTTCCTCGCGGACATGGTGGCAAGCATGGTATTGGATGGAAACGCTTTCGTGCGTCTTGTGTGGTTCGGTGGCGAGGTGGTGTCGTGCGAGGTGCTGCCACCGTCGCTTGTGACCGTGAGCGACGATGGAACCGACCCCGCCTCTCCGAAACTCCGCTATTCCTATCTTGGGCATGATTACACGTCTGACCAGATCGTGCATTGCAAGTTTTTGAACGTGCCTGGCCGGTTGCGTGGGCTTGGCCCAATCTCGGCGGCGCGTGAGGAGGTGGAGGCCGCGCAGATGGCCCGAACCTACAAGGCCAAGTTCTACAGCGACGGCAGCAACCTCAAGGGCTATTTGCAGACCGAGGACAAGGTGACCCCCCAGATTGCCAAGGACGCCAAGGAGGCGTGGAAGGCCACCGGTGAGGCCGGCGACGTGAAGGTGCTCGGCTCGAAACTCAAATACGTGCCGCTGGACATGAAACCGGCCGACTTGCAGTTTCTCGAAACGCAGAAATTCGATACCACGCAGATCGCCCGGTTGCTCGGCATCCCGGCCAGCATCATGCTTGCGGCCGTTGACGGTAGCAATCTCACCTACAGCAACATAGAACAGTCGTGGATTGAGTTTGCCGATTACACGTTGGCGGCTTATGCGGGCGAGATCGAGGAGTTGTTCAACCGTTTGTTGCCGAGGGGCCGCACGGCCGCGTTCGACTGGGACAGCAGCCGGCGCGCGGACATGGCCGATCGGTTCAACGCCTACAAGACGGCGATAGAGGCCGGGTGGATGGACGTCAACGAGGTGCGCGCAAGGGAGGCGCTGCCGCCGCTTATCCCGGCACCGCAACCGGAACCACAGACATAGGAGGCTCAGAATGAAGCATGAAATCGGATTGAGGGGCGTGTGCCTGAGAGCCGCCGAGGAGGGCGATGGCCGCACGTTGGAGGGCGTGGCCGTGCCCTACGACAGCATTATCAGCACATGGGACGGTGCCGAGACGTTCGACCCCGATTGCGTCTTCGAGGAATCGGAATCGGCCAAGCTCTGCTACCAGCACGGGGAGCTTATCGGCCGCATCACAAACGCGGAACCGCAGACAGACGGCCTGCACATCACGGCGCATATCAGCGACACGCAGCGCGGCCGGGACGTGGTGGCCCTGTTGCGCGACGGCGCTTTGGACTCGCTCAGCGTCGGCTTCGTGCCCATCGAGGACGAGACCGACAAGCAGGGCGTCACCCACCGCAGGCGCGTGCGCCTTTTGGAGGTGTCCGTGGTGTCGTGGCCCGCCTACGAGGCCGCGAAGATCACCTCGCAGCGCGCCGCCGACGGAACCCACGGAAAAGTGTCCGAAACCGGAAACCAGAAAGGAACCAGCATGGACAATGACGAAATCACCGAGAAGCTGAACGGCATCATGGACGAGCAGCGCAGTCTCAAGGCCGCAATCGCCAAGACGGGCAACCATGAGCCGGCCAAGATCATGGGAAGCGAGTACCGGACGGCGGGCGACTATCTCCAGGCGCTCTACCGTGGCGACCAGGAGGCCGTGCAGCTGATGCACGAGTGCCGCGACCTGATCTCCACCGGCGACACCGGGAACAAGGTCGCATGGATTAGGGATGATCTGCGGCTGATCGAGCAGCGCCGCAAGGTCACGAACATCCTGACCCACGACACCCTACCCGACAAGGGCATGACGATGGAATACAACGTGGTTGCGGACGACACTACAGCGGTGGCCCAGCAGGCGGCGGAGGGCGGCGAGCTCCAGTTCGGCAAGGTCAAGTTCGGAACGAAGAGCGCGGCCATCAGCACCTATGGCGGCTACACGACCCTGAGCCGCCAGACCATCGAGCGCAGCACCACGCCCATGCTCAACACCGCGCTTGCGGCTTTGCGAAACGCATACGCCAAGGCCACCGAAAACGCCGTGCGCAAGTATCTTTACGACACCATCGCCGCGCAGCGCGACGCGGCGAAGGATGCGAACAAAATCGACGCGCCCGCCGCGCTCACGGCCATGAACATCGACCAGTGGGCCGGGCTGATCATGGACGCCGCCGAACTGGCCGACGACCGCAACGTGAGCCTGACCCGCCTGGGCGTATCCAAGGACGTCATGGCCGCACTGATCAAGCTCAAGGACACCGGCAGCCGTTTCTTCGACCTCTCCGGCGACGGCTCGGACACGCTGGGCGACTTCGACCTAACGGGCATCGCGGGAAAGTTCCTGCGTGTGCCGGTGCAGATGCTGCCCAAGGCCCCGGCCGGCACCGCTTGCTTCATCGACCCGGAGGCCGTGACCGTGTGGGAGTCGGGCGGCCCGACACAACTCTCAGACGGCGACCCGACCAAACTCACCGAAAACTATTCGGTCTACGGCTACATGGCCGTGGCGGCCACGCACCCGCTCGGACTCATCCCCGTCAAGTTCGCCACAGCGACGGAATGATGACATGGGCGGCGACTGGACGGCCTACGAGCAGCCGGTGAGGGATGAAATCAACGTGCCATCCGGCGACGACGAGCGCGTGCGCCGCGCCATTCAAGCGGCCATCGGCTACGTCAACGGCGCGTTGGGAGGCCAAACAGTGGTACAGGAGGTCATGACGGACTGCGTGACATCCTGTGCCGCCGACCTCTACAACAGCCGCGACGCCAGACTTGGCGTCATGAGCGTGGGCGACGGCACTTTGGAGCCGTTCCGGGTCAGCACCGACCCGTTGCGCAGCGTATGGCCGAAGCTCAACGCCGCCGGCGTGCTCACAGGGAGCGTGGTGATCGCATGAGCGACCGGATAGCCACGGAACGCCAGGAGCTTGCCGGCATGGTGGAGGCCGCGCTGGGCGAGCTCGGGGCGTTCGTCACCGGCGACGTGGCCAAGGCACGGCCGCTTCCTGGCATGGTGGCCGTGTTCATCGAGCCCCCGGACATCGATTACCCCGTGTGGGGCGACAAACCCGAATGTACATGGCGTCTCGACCTCTTGGCCGGCACGCCCGCGACGCAGGCCGGCGCGTTCGACCCCATCACCAAGGCCATCGGCCTTTTGGCCGAAGCCGGCCTGAACATCGCCACAGCGCGACCCGTCACGTTTTCCCTTGCGGGTGCGGGCACGCTGGCGAGCTACCAGATCACACTCAACCCATTGGACATACAGGAGGAATAAATCATGGTAACCAAGATTCGCACTCTCGGCAAGGGCAAGCTGAACATCACCGACACGACAAACGCGCGTGACTTCAGCGGCGACGTCACCAAGGCGCAGCTGGTCGCGTCGAACAGCAGCGACGATCCGGTGAACTTCCTTGACGGGTCGCAGGAGACCAGCACGACGACCACTTGGACGCTCGAAGGCACCATCGGCGACGACTTCGGCTCGAACTCGCTGAGCCTGTGGTGCTTCGATCACGCGGCCGAGACGCTGCCGTTCGAGTTCATCCCGAACATCAAGGGCGGAATCAAGTGGACCGGAAACGTGGAGATCAGCCCCGTGAGCGTGGGCGGTGACGTGAAGAGCAAGAACACGAACGATTTCAGCTTCCCCGTCACCAACCTCCAGCACGAGCCTTACACCAATTCGGTCTCCCAGTGACGGACAAGGCGGCCTATGTGGTCGGGCAGAAACGGTTCATGCTGACCATGCGCAAGGCTGGCGCGGACATGCAGGCGTTGAAGGGCGTCAACCGTGAGGCCGCCGACATCGCTTTGCGTAGCGTGCTGCCGCTCGTGCCCGTCGGCAATACCGGACACCTCAAGCAGAGCGTGCGCGTCGGGGCGACCATGAAGGCCGGCGTGATACGCGCCGGCCGCAAGACGGTGCCCTACGCTGGCGTCATCAACTACGGTTGGCCCGCGCGCGGCATCAGACCACGCCTGTTTGTCAACAATGGCGTTGCCTCAAGCGAGAGCATGTGGCAACGCCCCTACAAGCGGTTCATCGAACAGACATTGAAGCAGATCAAGGGAGCATAACCATGAACGATATGAAAATCACCTACACCGACGGGCATGTGGACGAGGTGCGCACCCAGTCACCGGCCGTGCTGACGAGAACGGAGGAGCACGCGCAGCTGGCCGGCTGGAAGCCGGGCGAGGCGAGCCAGATTCGCATGACGTTCTACGCGGCCTACATCGCCGTGCGATTGAAGCAGCTCACCGAACTGAAGTACGACGAGTGGCTGGACACCGTGGACAACGTGACCCCTCTCAAGCACGAAGAGGCGGAACCCGGAAACCCTACCGTCTAGCCGCATGGCCTGACGACTCGCTCGGCCGCCTCTCGTGCGTGCTCGCCCGCAACTTCGGCGGCACGCCATGGCAGTGGCGAGAGGAGGCCAGCGAGCTTGATTGGGGCACGTGCGTGGAAATCCTGATGCAGGAAGCCGAGGAACTGGAGGAAGCTGAAAATGGCTCATAGCGCGATAATGTCCGTGAGAATCACGGGCAACAGCGACGACGCCGTGAAGGCGTTCCAGAAAGCCACCAGCAAGGCGGCGGCGTTTGGCTCGTTCATGGGCGGCGTCGCGTTGAAGGGCGTGACCGCACTGTGGAACACGGTCAAAGGCTTCGCCGGCGACGTGGCGAACATGTCGGACAGTACCGACAAGTTCATTTCGACGATGAACTTTGCCGGCATCGACACAGGCAACATCGAAAAAGCGTCCAAGGCGGCGCGCGACTACGCCGACCGCACCGTTTATGATCTGTCCACCATCCAGAACACGACGGCGCAGCTGGCCGCCAACGGCATCAGCGATTACACCGGCCTGACCGAAGCGGCCGGCAACCTGAACGCCGTGGCCGGCGGCAACGCCGACACGTTCAAGTCGGTGGCCATGGTGCTCACCCAGACCGCCGGCGCGGGCAAGCTCACCACCGAGAACTGGAACCAGCTGGCCGACGCCATCCCCGGCGCGTCCGGCAAGCTCCAGGAAGCCATGAAGGCCAACGGCGCGTACACCGGCAACTTCAGGGACGCCATGGCGGACGGGCAGATCACAGCCGACGAGTTCAACCAGGCGTTGAAGCAGCTCGGCATGAGCCAGGTCGCCAAGGAGGCCGCCAGCAGCACCAAGACCATGGAAGGCGCGCTAGGCAACCTAGAGGCATCCATAACCGGCGGTTTGACAGATGCTTTCAACATCATCAAACCCACGGTAACGTCGGCGCTCACTTCGGCGGCGGATACGGTCACGTGGTTCAGCGGCAAGGCCACCGGCGCTATCAAGGGATTGATGGCGTTCATAGGTTCCGGTGACATCACCGGCGACCTGTTACGCGCGTTCGGCATCGAGGAGGACAACCCGATATTGGGGTTCCTCCTTGATTTGCGCACTCAGGCCGTGGACACGTTCGCCACCGCCAAGCGCAACGTCGGCGACTTCATCAACGGTTTCATGGCGACCGGCCCCGTGCAGGCGGCCATGGACCTGTTCTCGCGTCTCGGCGACACGGTGGCAGGTCTCGTCGGTGGCGTCAAGGCCGTGGCCGGCGAGTTCCTTCAGGTGTTCGAGTCCATGGGGGCCGGTCTGGGAGGCGCGGCCGGCATGGGCGACAAGCTCGGCGCCGCGTTCAACGGCGCGTTGCAGGTCGTGGGATTCGTCGTGGACAAGCTCGGCGCGTTCGGCGACTGGGTGGCCGAGCACGCGGACCCAATCTCGGCCGCGCTAGTGGGAATCGGTGCAGGGTTCGCCGCGTTCAAGACCTACACGGCCGTCGCCACGGTCGTTGATATGCTCAAGGGCTTCAGCCTGGCAACCGAAGTCGCGGCGGCCAAGCAATGGCTGCTCAACGCGGCCATGAACGCCAATCCGGTCATGCTCGTTGTCACCGCGATCAGCGCATTGGTGGCCGCTTTGGCGTGGTTCTTCACCCAGACCGAGACCGGACGGCAACTATGGCAGCAGTTCATGGACTGGCTGGCCTCCATCTGGCAGAACGTGCAGGAGGCATGGCAGACGGCTTGGAACGCTATAAGCCAGTTCCTTACCGACACGTGGAACGCGATAACAGCGTTCATGGAGCCGATAATCGCCGGCATCACGCAGTTCATCACCGACAACATGGACACCATACAGGCCATATGGCAAGGCGTATGGGGAGCCATCAGCACCTACTTCACCGGCATATGGAACGGGATAAAGATCTGCGTGGAAACCGTCATAAACGTGATACGCGGCATCATCCAGACCGTCACGGCTGTAATCAACGGCGACTGGCAGGGCGCGTGGAATGGAATCAAAAGCATCTTCACGGGCATCTGGGACGGCATGAAGGCGTTCGTCAAGAACGCGCTCGACACCATCAAAGGCGTGATCGTCAACGTGCTAGCCGCCGTAGGCGCGTACTGGCGTGGCGTTTGGAACAACATCGGGAACTTCTTCACCGGCGCGTGGAACGGCATGAGGAACGCCGCGAGCAACGGCGTGAACCAAGTCGTGGACTTCGTGCGCGGACTGCCACAACGCATCCTCGACGCGCTCGGCAACGTCGGCGACCTTCTGTGGAACGCCGGCGCGAGCATCCTGAGCGGCTTCCTCAACGGCCTGAAAAGCACGTGGAGCAAAGTGACCGGCTGGATCGGCGGCATCGGCGACTGGATCAAGGACCACAAGGGCCCGATCAGCTACGACCGGCGGCTGCTGGTGCCGGCTGGCAATGCCATCATGACGGGCTTCGCGCAGGGGCTGCAATCCGGCTTCGACTCGACCGTGCGCGGCACGATAGGCACCGTCAACCGGCGTCTGGCGTCAACCAGCCTCGCCATCGGCATGGCCGGCGTCTCCGGCTCCACCGTCGTCAACAAGTACGAGATAACCGTCTCCGGCATCGTCACCGACCCGGACGCGACCGCCAAACAGATCATCAGGCTCATAGAGCGCAGGGAAAAGAGCAGACGATGAGGAAACCACACATCTACCTCGACTGGGACGGCAACGAATTCGGCCCGAAGGAAATCACCACCAACCAACAAGCGAACCAGCTGGACACCCTCATGGCGATCAACGGTTTCCGTATCGAATGGGGCGGATCAGAACCACTCGAAGCGCCGGAACCCGACGTTATGAAACTCGAAATACTCGACCGGCACGGCTGGTATCTGAAGGACATCACGAGACTTGCCGGAACCATCGTGACCGTAACGCTCGGCGGCGAGCCGACATGGGGCGACCTTTCCCGCGTCGGAAAGACATGGGGCACCATGCCGGGCACATGGGGCGATTTCGGCGAATGGGTGCTGGACGGCAAAAAAGACTACGATTACAGCAGCCCCGTGCTGTTCAAAGGCCGCATGAACGCGGGCGGCACCGTCACGCGCACCGAAAACGGTTGGGTGATCGGCGCGACCGTCACGAGCGACATGGTCAACCTCAAACGCGCCCGCCTCGGCAACAACCGGACGACCGGCGACGGATACAACTGGGGCATGAACTCGCTCTCACGCACCAACGCCATAACGGACTACCTCGCCAATTCGGCCGCCATGCCCATATTCCAGGCATACACGAAAAACTACCTGATCGCCAACGGCGCGGACTACCACCAGCACGTCAAACTCGGCTCATACCCATCAATGGCCACGCTGCTGGCAAAAAGCTACACGCTGATGAAGGACGGGACGCTGCTCCGATTCACGAACCGCATACGCAACTCATACTCAAACGGCAATGAGCTTGTCCCAGTTCGATTGAACGCCGCCGCGACCCTGACCGCCACGGGCTTCACCGTGGCAGACCCCTACTGCGGCTACCCGCTGCTCGACGCCGAAGACTACCAGGCGTTGACCGTCACCGGCCGCGAGATCGTATCAGACCAGACCGCCGAGATCCCGGAACCATTCGACCGGTACACCATCACCGGCGCGATCCTCGACAAGCACGAATTGAACGACGACGGAATCTATGAACCGGAATACGTGCAATCGGAACACACTATAACCGCAGGCGACCTCTTGCCAGCCACCCTCGTGGCCGGCGAGAAAAGCGAAACCATAGAAACCGACTTCATCTTCGCACTCTCCAAGGAAACCGCCGAAACCTTCGGATACCTGAAAGTGTTCGACCCGGAACCCACACGAAGAAAACTCAACCAAAGCACCGTCGAACAATGCCGAAGGCTCATGCCGGACGGCATCATTTTCGACACACGCCACATGAGCCATTCCAGCCACTCGCAGCTTTTTGACACATGGGCCAAACCCATCCGCATCCACAACACCATTTACTCCGCCCTGACCGCCGCAACCGGCATAAACCCCGTCGAGGGGTGCTGGTGGATGATCGGCGGCACACTCGCGTACAAGGTCGCCGACGGCCGCGGAATCTGGACGCAGACACCAAACCTCATACCAATCACCACAAAGGAGCAGCAATGAAAAAGACGCAACCCTGGGGCATCACCTACCCGGACTCAGGCGACAGCATCAACCAAGCGCCCGCGCAGATGCAGTCCATGGCCGAAAGCATCGACACGGCCGTGGGGAAAATCGCCAACAAGCCGCCGATCACCTACGCCGTGGCCAAACAACTCGACCCCAACCAACAGCCCACGGCGGCCTACACCGCCTCCGAAACGTTCAACGGGCCGAGAACCCTGAATCTCGGAATCCCCCGCGCCCCGCGAATCAAGGGCGTCACCAGCGAACAGCTCGACCCGGCACAGTCCCCTACCGCCGCAACCGGCACCGACGAACACGGCGATTACAGCCTTCGTCTGGGCCTTCCCCGCCAGCGCCGCCTCACTCTCGGCGAGATCACCAGCGTGGACAGCACCCAACCGGCGACGGGCAGCCTCACTACCGACGCACACGGCGACCAGACACTGAACCTCACACTGCCGCGCGGCCGCGACGGCGCGCCCGCCACGTTCGCCACCGGGCAGGGCATCAAGGGCACCGGGGCCGCCGACAACCCTCTAACCCTCTCACCGTTCCCCCTGACCAGAATCACCATCACGCACGGCAAAACCGGAACCCTCGCCAACCAGCAAAGCATCTACCTCGGCTCAGCCGAAATCAAAGCAAGCCAGATCGTCGCGCGAATCATTTTCGACTACGGGCTTACCTACAGCGCCAACGAATTCATGTTCACGACCCAAACAGTCGGCAATACCATCTATTTGTGGCTGACCTCCACCAGGACCATTTCAATGCCGATAGACCTCACCTATCTGTCACCCGTGACCATAACCCTCATCGACCTGCTGGCAGTGCAGGCACAATAGAAAGGAAAACCAAATGGACAAAACACAGGCAATCGCAATGATCGTCACCCTCACACTCATCGTGGGCGACTACATCACAGGCGTGGCCAAAGCCATCGCCGCGCACGACATCAACAGCGAGAAAATGAGAACCGGCCTATGGCACAAAGCCACCTACATCTTCGCGGTAAGCCTCGGCGTCCTGATCGACTTCGCGCAACAGCACATCGATCTCGGCTTCAGCGTGCCCATCGCCACCGCCGCGTGCATCTGGATATCCCTCACCGAAATAACCAGCATCCTCGAAAACCTCGTGGAAATCAACCCCGAAATGGCCGACAGCCCTGTACTAGACCTTTTCCACACCAACAAAACCAACCCCAACAAGTAAAGGAACCTACCATGTCCTTCGAGTACATCACCAAATACAACAGCCCCAACTACACGCCAGGCCGCCCATACGGCATCGCTTGCATCGTCATCCACTGGTGGGACGACCCCGCCAAGCATCCCACCTTCAACGGTGTTATCTCCACCCTGTGCAGTAAGTCACGCGGCGCATCCGCGAACTATGTCGCCGAAGCCGGCCGCGTCGCCTGCATCGTAGACCCCGACAACCGCAGCTGGGCCACCGGCGACGGAGTGGGCTGCAACAGCATGGGCAACGATAAGGGCATCAGCATCGAATGCAACCCCCGCCAGTCAGACGGCGACTACCAGACCATCGGCGAACTCATCCGCAACATCCGCAAGACCTACGGCGACCTACCGTTGAAACGCCACCGCGACCTCTCCCCAAGGCCAACGTCATGCCCCGGCACCTACGACCTTGACAGGCTCGACCGCATCGCACGCCATGGCGCGGCGTCGAACACGCCCACGCCAAGCCAGCCGTCAACGGCCGGCGTGGACCTCAACGCCCTCGCCGACGCCGTGATTCGCGGCGAGTACGGCGTCGGCGCGGAACGCCGCGCGAAACTAGGAGCGAACTACGACAAGGTGCAGCAGATCGTAAACCAGCGACTCGGCTAACCGGCCAACACCACCGCGTCAAGCCCGGCGCGCAACCGCGCGTCGGGCATCGCCACGTACACCTGCGTGGTCTCCACGCTCGCATGGCCGAGCAGCTTGGAGACCAATAGCAGATCGTGCGTGGCCTGCCACGTCACCGTCGCATAACGGTGCCGCAAACTATGGGCCGTCCACCCATCGCCCAGCAAACGCGATAGGCGGTCACCTACATAGCTTTCTTCGACGTGGCCCCCGAAACGTCCGGGAAACGTGTAGCCGTCATGTGCGGCAATCTCATCGGCCAGATCATCGGGCAAGGGCACTATGCGCTGTTTGTCACCCTTGCCGTTGACCACCAAGCTGTGGCCAACCAGATCGTCCATCACGTCGTCGCTGGACACGCGCCCTATCTCACCACGGCGTAAGCCGCACTCGGCACCGAGCCGCAACATAAGCCGCTCCTCGGGTGTGGCATGCGCCAACGCGGCCAGAATCACTTTGTCCGGGCAAGGACGCGGGTGGGGGCGCGGACGCCTGACCTTCGGCAAACCGTCGCTGGGATTATCCGCGCGCCGTCCCATCTGTTGCAACCAGCCGAAAAAGCTGGACAAAGTGTTGCGGTAAGCCTTGCGCGTCTCCGGTTTCCATTCCTGTGCGGCGAACCAAGCGGTGATTCGTTCGCAGGTCACGTCATAGGGGCCGGCATCTAGGCAACAGGCCGCATATGCCATCTTTCGCCGTCGGGTCAAAAGCGTCTGCTCGCTTCGACCGCCCGCCTTCAGCGCAACCAGCCAACCATCAATATCCTCACGCCATAACGGGGGCGCTACCCTGTTTTTCGTCATGGCACACCATCTTGACCACCTACGCGGCTAAAGTGAAGCCAAAATCAGCCGGAAGGCGCTCCGGGGCATGGATTTGAACCTTGGGACCTCTGGGATACCCAGAGGTCACAGGTTCAAATCCTGTCCCCGCTACGAATCGCGGGAGGCCGTCACGAATTTATCGTGACGGCTTTTTGTTTCCTAGCAGCATTATTGCCGATTGGACGATGATGTCCCGTGAAAAAACAACATCCAGCCCCACTCTGGGCAGAATCTATCAACATGTGGCTCGACTCACTGAAGGCGGCGGGCTACTCCACCAACACGCTCAACACGCGGCGCTGCCAGATGAGCGCACTGTCGCGGGCGCTCGGTGGCGACCCGAGGGACGTGGAGGGCGACGACCTGCTCGCCCACTTCGCCGGCAAGGAATGGAAGCCCGAGACACGCAAGGGCGCGAAGAACGCCTGCGTCAGCTATTTCCGATGGCTCAAAGCGTCCGGCCGCAGCGAGGCCGATCCGAGCGAGTTCCTACCCACCGTCAAGCGTCCCGAACCGCATCCCCGGCCATGCCCGGACGTGGTCATACTCACCGCACTGCGCAAGGCCACGGACAGCGAACGGCTCATGCTGCGTCTCGGCGCGGAATGCGGTTTAAGGCGCTTCGAGATAGCGAAGGTGCACAGCCGCGACGTCATGCGCGACCTCGTGGGCTGGAGCCTCGTCGTCGTAGGCAAGGGCGACAAGCAACGCATCGTGCCCATCGGCGACGACCTCGCCCTGCTGATCCGCTCCGCCCACGGCTATCTGTTCCCCGGCCGGTGGAGCGGCCACGCCGAATCATCCTACGTCGGCCGACACCTGAGCGACCTCTTGGGCCACGGATGGACGGCCCACAGCCTGCGCCACAGGTACGCGACCACGACCTACGCCGCCACACGAGACCTGCTGCTCGTCTCCAAGCTCCTAGGCCACGCCTCGGTCGAGACCACGCAACGGTACATCGCCATGCCCGACGACCGGCTGCGCGCCGCCGTGGAAGCCACACGCCTCGCCGCCTAGGAGGATCACGATGTTCCGTTTCCCCGACTTGATTATGGTACTAAATTATGGTACCATAATAAGCATGATCGAATGCGAACCGTCAGCCTTCAAGCACTGGCTCACACAACCACAGATCGACTACATATTCCGGCATCCGGTGGCCGTGTTCGAGGTGCAGTCGAGACACGCCGGCGACAGGGTCATGGCGATCCTCGGATACCCGGACGAGTTCAGGGAACGCCCCGTGGAGCTGCTGGTATCCCAGCGCACCCGCAAGGTGTTCCACGCGATGGACTGCCGCCGCGAATGGCTCTACAAGTTCGACGACTAAAAACACCAAGGAGGACATCATGAGCAACGAAACAGACTGGGACGAGCTCTCGGACGAATACACCGAGCACACCCCCGCCATCATCGGCGAGACCATCCGCCCGCAAAGGGCGATCACGATGGATGACATCGACGACATCTTCGCCGGCCGCCCCCTCGCCGACCAGCCCCGCCGGAAGGCCGACGTGCTCTACAAGGCATACCTCACGCCCGACATGGACGCACGGGTGCGGGCACAGGCCGAACGAGAGCACATCGGCAAGAGCGCTCTGATTCGCAAGGCGCTGGCCGCATACCTGACCGCCAATCAGGCACAGCCCGCGACGGCCTGACCCATATACGACGAAAAGCCCCCGAACCATACCGTGAGTGCGGTAGGTTCGGGGGCTTCTTGTTATTCGGTCTTGGATGCCTTGGCCTTGAGGGTGCTTGCGCCGATGACGACGCCGATGGTCAGGGCGACGGCGTTGATGGTCGTCGCGGCCGGATCGGCCCATGTCCAGCCCCATACGGGGCCGAGGCTCATGGCGCTCGGCACGGCCAGAAGAGTGGCGGACGCGCTCGAGATGACGATCGACGAGTTCGA